AGACCTGGATCAGTTACTGAGTCAGTGTTAGCGGCAGGTGATCCCCAACCTGTGAAAGAAGATGTATCGGTAACTGTTACACCGGTATTGTGTGCAGCTCGTGTAGTTCCTCTTGCCGCTCTAGTTATACCTGTAAGTTTGTTTGCTGTAACACCTGTATAAGAAATTTCTTCTGTTCCAATTTGAATAAAGTTAGTACCACTGCTTGGAAAACTAGTTGTACTAGCTACAGTAATTTCTGTAGCTGAACCATTGTTACCGTTAGTATTATCTCCTAACGAACCGTTTAAAGTTGTAGTTAAAATTCCTAAAATATTACCACCCCATAATGATATACCCCAACCAAAAGCTCCTAGTTGTTCTGCCGGTCCTACGTGGTAGTATTGAAAAAATTTTATACCTCCAGAAGTAGTAGCACCATTTCCTGTTTCGTTAGATGGCATTGTAATTGTAATTGTTCTAGAAGTAGGTACACTAGTAACCATAAATTTTTTACCATCAAAATCTGTTGCATCAAAATTAGAACCTGCAATTTGTGCAAAATCGCTGAGTAAAATAATGTCGCCTTGTACAAAAGTTTGATCTGTAGGAAACGTTATTGTAACGGTCGGTGATCCATTAGTTGTACTGAATGCATTAGTAAGTGATGTACCTGCTGGATTAACTAAAGGATGAATGTCGTAATATACACCACCAGAATAAATATATAAAATACTATTAGTACCTATAGCTGCAAATTTAATTGAAGCTGTGTTAACAAAATGATGTAAACCTCTAGCGGCTCCAGTAAGTTTTGATTGACCTAATTGATTCCAGCCACCTATCTTCTCTGGAGTACCATATCTAAAACGTACGTTCTCCCCATCAACCCATTGACTTTCGGCTCCAGTATCTGTGACTTGTTTGTTGAATCCTGGTAAAAACCCTAATTTTTGTAGCATAACTTTGCACTATATATTGAGATTTGTTTAAAATCCAGTTGTAATTTTTTTTATTATATTACCATAATTGTAGTTATTAACCATATATTATTTTATAATCTTTAAAATAATAATCTTTTATAGATTTAATTTGTTTTTTTGTAAGTATGACATCTATATCAATATCGTCATAATAACCTTTATCATAAGTTATATTTTCTATATTTGAAAATGTAAAATTGTATTTTTTATGTAACCATTTTATAAAATTCTTACCAAGTCCTTTTTCATAAAACCATATTTCGGTATCAGAACCTATAAAATTTATTTGTGGTACATGCCAGTTAGCTTGTTCAGTTACTATTTTACTATTGACATACCCATTAAAATCTAAAAATATTTCTTTTATTTTTTTATTAAATTTATCCATGTCTTTATTGTAATAACCATAGTAACCTTCTAAAATTGATTTGAATCTATCTACAGGATCTCTAACAACTGTAAAATTTAAAATATTTTTATTATGAATAAAATTCAAAAAATAAGGATATTCTAAATGAGGTACATGTATTTTTTTATTTTTTATTTTATCGTGAAAATCATTTTCAAATTTAAACATGTCACATTTATAATTATTTTTTATAAAAAGTTGGCTTATATATCTACCACCTGTTCTAGGTATATGAATAAACATGTACTTATTATCTATTAACATTTAGTAATGTTAAAAGACATAGATACTCTATTTTCTTTTTTATTTAAATTTGGCTGTACTCCATGACTCAACCAACTAGGAAATAATAGTAAATAATGTTCGATTGATTTAATACTAAAATGAGAACTATTATAGTTAGTGTATTCTTTTATGCAGTCTTTCCAATTTACTTCTATTTGTTGTAAAGCTGGATTAACAAAAAAAATATTTCCTGATTCTTTTGGAACTTTTATATAATATACACCTGAAACAACTGCATCCCCATGACTATGTACTAAATTATAATCTTTGTGACCATTCATATTACACCACATATTACCAATTTGAAATTTACTATAATCTAATGAAAGAATTTTTATATATTCATAGAAATTTTTATCTATTTCTTCAACAATTTGTGAAAAGACTTTTTCTTTTAAAGGTAAATCTTTAGATTGCCAACCAGTGGGGCTGCTAACTGTTCTACCTTTTGATTTTTTTTTTAAATTTAAAAGATAGTTTAATAATTTTTTATTATTAACATCTAACTTTTTTTCATAAATACCTGCTTTAAATATATCAATCATTTTTTTTTAAACCAACTTGGAAGACCTACGTGAGGTCGTGTGTCAAACATATTATTTTTTGCTTTTTGTGTTTTACTATCATTATAATGTAAGAAAACTTGAGCACATTCTTTACCTTTAAATTTTTTTCTCCAATGTTCTAATTCACAGCCTTTGTATATCAACATGTCTCCAGGTTTTAAATCTATTTTAATACCTTTTTTTCCTGTTTCCCCAGAAGGTTCTAAATATATAGGCCAGCTATCTCCACCAAGATTCATAGTGGTAGACCATTCACAACTAAATCTATCTTTGTGTCTTTTTAATTCATCACCTTTTTTATAAATTCTAGCATAAGAATAAGCTGGATATAATTTTAATCCTGTAATCTTTTCCATCTTAGGCTGACATTTTAACATTAAAGTTTCCATGGCAATATCAGAATAACAAGAATAAGTATTTGGCATTTGACCATCGCCGTTTGTTCCTAATAGTTCTTCATAAGGAGAAATGTATCTTTCTTTTAAACAAGTTACATAAACTTGTTTCTTAATTAAAAAATAATTAAATAAAAACAAAGCTAAGTCTTTATCAATTGCTTTTTTAATTACGGTATATTTCATTTTTAAAAATAATTAAAATTAATGTTAACTCTTCTTTTTTCATCAGTACAAAGACTGCTTGAATGTTCTTTACTTGGATCAAAAAAAACTATTCTATTTGCTTTAGGTTTTACTTTTTCTTTACCAAAATAAGTAAACCCGTTGTTATCGTTTAAATAAAAAAGACAACCTTTATGTACAAAAGAATAATCAACATGTGGTTGATTTATTTGTTTCTTGTCAATATTTAAATGTAGATTTGCTTTTATTCTTAAAATACTTTTGCAATTTATTTTTTTTATAATACCTTTTAATAAATAAAAATGACTACTTGAAATACCGGGAGCGTCTGTGACTGTTAAATCTTTAAAAAAATTATGTGTAAAATATAATTTATTATTTGAATCTTGATCATTAGTAATGACATCATTGTAGTACCAAGGAAAATTGTCTCCAAACATGTTTTCTTTTATTTGATTAAAATCATCTGTATCTAAAAAATTATCCACAACTTTAATCATTTTTAAATATTTCTTTTGGCACAGCTTGAATATTAAAATGAATAAATCTAAATGGATCTATGCCCGGATCAACAGTAAATTCATGTTCTAAATAACCTGGAAAAATTACTAGATCACCTGGTGTAGGTCTGTAGTGCATTTTTTCATTTCCATAATCTGCGTTAGATCCTGTCTTTAGTTTTAATTTAGTAGCACGTGCACCTGTTCTTGGTTCATAAAAAACAGGATACGATGTTTCACTACTACACTTTAAAAAATAAAATCCTGATACGTGTTGATTCCAATGTACGTGTGCTGAATGATGACCACCACCTTTTTTAGAAAATTCTTGTACCCAAAACTCATTAAGTATCAATGTATAAGAAGATACATCAAAACCTTGAAAATCTAAAAATTCTGAAGATTTATTACCAATATAATTTCTAAGGTCTAGAAAATTATTGTCAAATGTTAAAGGAGTTGAGTGATGACTAATTCCAAAATCACCATATTTTTTTATATGTTCTTTTGTTTTTGGAATATTTTTAGAAGCCTTAACATATTTATTACTTGCTTTATCTAACGATGTTAAAAATTCTTTTTTATTTTCAACCCAAATAGGTGTTTTAAAAAATTCTTTTTTTATCATATTATTTAAATGGATATCCAAGGTTCCATAGTACCAAAGAATATCTTGTTCCTTTCGTTATTGGTTTAACTCTATGCCATGAATTTGAAGGAAATACAATGATTGATCCTTTAGGCAATATTTCTTTTGCTTGTATTAAATGTTTAGATTCATCTCTTTTATTAGGATTATAATCTCTAAAATCAAATTCTAGTTCTCCTCCTTTATATTCTGATCCATCAGTTAACTGACAAGTAACCGATAGTTTTCTTATTTTTCCGTATCGATATTTAATATTTTTATTATCAAACGGTTTTTCATAACTGTCGATATGCCAATCATAAAATTGATTATTTTTATACTTTGTAAATTGACAAGGTTCAGAAAAATCCCATTCAAAATTCCAACCTGCATTTTTATTAGCTGAGTGTATATAAGGATGTATTTCTTTATAAATCCAAGGTTCATCTAGCCAAACAATTTCAGAATCTCTAATTTCTTTTAAATCTTTAATTTGTTTTTTATTTAACTTTGGTTTATTTAATGATTGTTGATGTCCTGTTTCTGCCCTAATTAATTTTTTTGATAAACCATAGTTTATAATATCATCACAAAATTTAGGAGTTAATGCAGATTTAAAATACCAATAATTAGAGATATTCATATAAAATAGTTTGAATAAAATTTAATGAATCTTCTTTTTGTTTATTTATAATGTTATACATGTTTGAAGATGGAAACATTATAAACATATTGTTTTCTAATTCAATATCCCAACTTCTGCCTTTTCTTCTATTATCATCATAATAAATTCTAACATGACAATCTTTTACTTTTACTCCATAGAGTAAAGTAAAATCTGAAGAGTTACGCAAGTCGACTGGATCTACATCTAACAAAGGCATAGTTATTTCTTCTTTATTATAAAAATCTCCGTAAGTTTTTTTCTGTATTAAAGTAACATCATGTTTTACTTTTATATGATCAGAAATGTAGGTAGATAATTTATGTATAGTTTTAGAAAATTTAAATTTACTTTTATATAATTTAGATTCTAATATATCGCTGGTTAAAACTTTCTCTTCTATTTCAAAACCTTTAGGCATTGAAACATCTCCATAGTATAAAGCTTGCTCAGATAATACTTTCTTTTCCATAATTTCTATAAAGAAATATATATATATTTAATTAAAAAGTAAATACTTAATTATATTGCAGTAGTTAATAAAGTCCAAGTTTGATCAGTTTCATTCCAATCGTAATGGTATTTATTATTTTCATCAGCTTTTTGCTCTGGTGTTAAAACTAATGGTTGTCCAATAGGAGATTCCCATTGTGCTATTGCTATATTTTTTACCCAAGAAGTATATGGTTTAGGGTGCCAAAAAATTTGATTTTCTAAGTCCCATGTATAACCAATGCTCGCATAATTTCCTCTAAATGCTTTTGAATTATCTTCAGATCTGTGTTGATTATGGTGTGTATTAAAAGAAGTTTTAATCCATAAATGTGCCGGCCAATTATTATGTGTTTCTAAATATTGTTGACCTACTGATTCTGTTTCAATTTCATTATCGTTTAATAAATAAATATCTTCTATAGTTAAAACCTGTAACACTTCATTTTCTTCTGATATTTTTGCAAAATGTGCCATATTATGCTTCTACCAATCTATATCTTATAATTACTATTCCAGAACAACCAGATTGTCCTTGACATTTTCCGCCAAACCCACTGTTTGATCTAGGAGACATATGTGGACTAGGTCCAGAACGACCACCGCAAGAATAATATCTTGGTGATCCATCAATACTATTAATAACTCCAGTAATATTATCTCTAGGATTACCACCTGCTGCTCCAGCACCACCACCTTGTGTACCTTCAGGAGTTCCACTTTGACCATTATTTCCTTGTGGAGGACTTACAGGTGGAGTATTTCCCGTTCCACCACTACCACCACTAGGACCGCCAGCACCACCTCCAGAACCTCCGGGTCCTCCAGGAGCAGAACCAGGAGTTGATCCTCCATAGCCTCCTCCAGCTGCCGTTAAATTTATAGCGTCTGAACTACTACCACTACTTGCGGGAGCATATGGACCTACTGGTCTTACTGGACCACCTCCTCCTGCTGCTCCTACTGAAATTGGATAGCTTGTTACAGATACAGCTGCAGCGGGTGCTTGAAGTGGACTTGGTCCACATCCAGCAGCTCTATAACCACCTGCTCCACCTGCTCCACCATATCCATATCCCATACCGCCACCGCCAGCGACTATTAAATACTCTACTACCATAGCATCAGGACTTCCTGCTTCTGTTACTTGAAATGTTCCTGGACTTGTAAATTTATGGACTTTATAATCTCCGACTGTACTTACTGTACCACCTGTTGCTACTAAAGGTG